CAATATCTGATAGATCCGGTATGGAGTTTCCTTACAGTGAAATGGTAAAAGAATGGAATGGCTCATTTGTACATCGTTCTGAGTTTGAAGCAAAACATCCACAGATTATGAAAAAGCATGTTAAGGCTGATGCCGTAGCATTAGCAAATGCAAGACCTATGCACCCTGATACACAAAAAGATTTTGTCTTATATATTACAAATGGTTTCTTTGCTGAAACTGGTGATACAGGTATTACTGGTGGAGCAAGTATGACTCCTTCTAGTAGTGATGATATTTTAGGTACAAAACTTACCTCATTAGAAGTTACATCAGCGTTAGGAACAAATTTTACAGTGGTGATCTCATGAGTATTACGCATGCAAATTTTTTAACACAAGTCAGAAACTATACCGAAGTTGATTCAAATGTTTTATCAGATACATTATTAGATCAGTTTATAAGAAATGCTGAAATAGACATAGCTAATAAAGTTGATTATGATGATATTAGAAAATATGTTACAGCAGTAACAGGGACTGCAAGATATTTAAATGTGCCAGATGATTGTTTGGTGATACGTTCTGTACAAATTATTAATAGCAGCACAAGAGATTTTTTAGAAAAAAGAGATACATCTTTCATAGCAGAATACAATCCTACAGACGCTACAGGTCAACCAAAATATTATGCAAACTGGGATGATAAGAATATTGTGTTTGCTCCTGTGCCTGATCAGGCTTATGAGATACAATTAAATTATATAAAAGATCCAGATCATTTTACTTCAACGAATGATACATTTTTATCTAAACATCAAGAAGAGCTTTTATTATATGCAGTGTTAGTAGAATGTTTTGCGTATTTAAAAGGACCTATGGATATGTACAAACTGTATCAAGAGAAGTATACTATAAGTGTACAAGATTTTGCGTTGCAACAAATGGGTAGAAGAAGAAGAGGCGAATACGATAGTGGAGTGCCTAGAGTAAAAGTTCCTTCACCTTCCCCTTAAATTAATAGGAGAAAAAATATGGCAATAACAACAAGTGCAATATGTAATGTTTTTAAAACGGATGTTTTGAAAGGAGTGCATAATTTTACAAATCCTGGAGGTAATACTTTTAAATTATCTATGTATACTTCAAGTGCAACTTTAGGTAAATCAACAACCTCTTTTACCTCTGATGCTCAAGTATCTTCACCATCTGGTTACACCAGTGGTGGCAAAGCTTTAGCTGCGGTAACACCAGTTTTAAGCACTGATACTGCTGTGGTGGATTTTGCAGATTTATCATTTGTAGGTGTATCTCTTACAGCAAGAGGAGCTTTAATTTATAATGATTCAGCTACTGGTGATCCAGCAGTTGCAGTATTAGATTTTGGTGGAGATAAAACAGCTACTTCAGGCACTTTTACAATACAGTTTCCTACTGCTAATGCTTCAGATGCTATTATAAGAATAGCTTAATTACAGAGGTGACTTGTGACTACTAGAACATTTACAGTTACAGTAGTAAATGTTAGTGGTAATAATAAGTATTTTATTGATGGAGTACAACAAGCTACTCTTACTTTAGCTGAGGGTGGCACGTATGTATTTAATTGGTCAGCGGCTACCACGCATCCACTTAGATTTTCTACAACTTCAGGTGGCACACATAGTGGTGGCACAGAATACACTACAGGTGTAACTAAAGATGATGTAAATTATTTAACAACTATTACTGTTGCTGCATCAGCACCTACTTTATATTATTATTGTCAATACCATCCCAATATGGGTGGTCAGATTAATACCGAAGCAGCAGATTCATGGGGTTTATTATTTTGGGGTCAAGGATTTTGGAGTGACCAAAATAATACTTCTATTTCAGTTACTGGAGTTGCATCTAGTACTGCCGTAGGATCTGTAACGATTGATGCAGAGATTAACACCGGATGGGGTAGAAGCAGTTGGGGTTTATTAAACTGGAATGAAGCTATAGGTGATGTTGATGTAAGTGTCACTGGTGTAAATGCTACTGCTAGTACAGGTTCTGTAACTGCTATAGGCACAATCGAAACTGGTTGGGGCCGAGGAGGCTGGGGTAACAGGGTATGGGGAGATACTTTTTCAGCTCTACCTTCAGGAGTTTCAGTTACTTCTGCTATTGGCACACCTGTAATTACGACTGATGTGGTCGTTACAGTAACTGGTGTACAAGCCTCTGTTACGAATGATGATGTAACTGTTACTACAAGTGTAACTATTGCTCAAACTGGATTAGCTCTGACTAGCTCTGTAGGTACAGTTGATTTTGATGGAGATGCTACTACCGGAACTACAGGTGTAGCAATGACATCAGCAGTTGGTACAGCAATAGTTGCACCATTAACATTAGTAGATGTAACAGGTGTAGCAGCAACAAGTTCCGTAGGAACTGTGGTTTTAGAGATGACTGGCTCAGTCAATGTGACTGGGGTAGCAGCAACAAGTGCAGTAGGTTCAATAGTACCAGAATCTATATACTCTGTCACAGGGGTAAGTGTTACTTCATCTGCTGGTAATCCACAAGAAGTAACAGGAGAAGGAGTTATAGATGATGTTACTGGAGTGGTATTGACGAGTAATGTTGGAAGTGTAATAATAATAGCATGGAACGAAGTAGATACAGGTACTCCTGTAACTTGGACTGAGATAATAACAGCAGCATAAAGGAAAATATATGGCATCAACATATTCATCAGATTTAAAACTAGAACTCATGGCTACTGGTGAAAACGCTGGTACATGGGGTGATAAAACAAATACAAACTTAAATTTAGTACAACAGGCAATAGGTGGCTTTGAACAAGTTACAGTAGGTGATGGAGCAACAGTTGCTCTCGCTATGACTGATGGCACTATATCAAACGCAAGAAACATGGTTGTTAAAGTGGCTACTGTAACCCTATCAGGAGCCACTGTTTTAACAGTACCTGATAGCATTGAAAAAATGTATATCTTTGATGTAACAGGTGTAACAAATCCAACTAATTTAACTATTAAAACTGCAAGTGGAACTGGTTTTTCTCCAGATCAACAAAAAATATATTTTGCATACGCAAATGGAACGAATATTGTTGAAGTATCTTTAGATAGTTTAGGTGGTGCGATAGGAACAGCAAGTTTACCAACAGTACCTACTACAAAAGGAGGAACTGGTTTAACTAGTATTGGTACTGCTAATCAATCTTTATCAGTAAATTCAGGAGCAAGTGCTTTAGAATTTCAAACAGTAAAATTACCAGGAAAAGAATCTATATGGGTTCCAGCAAATGCTATGTACCCAAATACAACAAATGGTTGTGCTGCTATCGCACAAACAGAGTTAGGAAATGGTCCTGAGCTTAAGACATTAGATTTTGACAAAGACTCCGATGAGTTTGCACAGTTCGCTGTTGCATTTCCAAAATCTTGGAATGAAGGCACAATAACATTTCAAGCATATTTTACAGCAGATTCTACAAACACAGGCACAGTATCTTGGAAAATGGCTGGTGTTTCTTTTGCAGATAATGATAGTATAAATACAGCTTTTGGCACTGGTGTAGCACCAACAGCAAAAGCACATAGTGGTACAGCTAATGATTTAGATGTTACTGCCGAAAGTGGAGCAATTACAATTGCTGGTTCGCCTAGCACAGACGAACAAGTTTTTTTTGAAATACAAAGAGATGTATCAGAAGATAGTTTGACTGCTGATGCAAAATTATTAGGAATAAAAATATTTTTTACTACAGACGCATCTAATGACGCTTAAAGGAGACCTTTAGTATGACAAGTTTTGGTTACAATATATTAGGTTTTGGTTCAGGTGGTGCTGGTGGAGGTCCTCCTTATGATATTCAATATCTAGTTGTTGCTGGTGGTGGCTCCGGTGGTAAAAGTAACGGAGGTGGCGGAGGCGGTGGCGGTATGCGTACTGCTACAAGTTCCGTAACACCGGGTGATGTTTATACGATTACAGTAGGTGCTGGTGGTGCTGGTAGAACAACTGCTCCAACACAAGGTAATGATGGTGGGGATAGTATCATAAATGGTCCTGATATAAGTAATTTTACATCCACTGGTGGCGGTGGCGGTGGTCACGGAAGTCAACCCGGAAGAGATGGCGGAGCTGGTGGCGGAGGTGGTTATGGTAACCAAGCTGGTGGTGATGGAAACACACCTAGCACAAGTCCATCACAAGGTGCAGACGGAGGTAATGGTAGTGTTGGAGCACCTGGTTATCCTTCTGCTGGTGGCGGAGGTGGAGGACCTAGTGGACAAAATGGTTCAAATAATACATCAACAAAAGGTGGTGATGGAGGTGATGGTTCATCCAGTTCAATAACAGGTTCTTCCGTTACATACGCTGGTGGTGGCGGTGGTTCTGCAAATACTTGTAGTTATCAAGGTGGTAATGGAGGTGCTGGTGGTGGAACTACTGGAGAAGGTAGTACACAATGTGGTAATACTGATGATGGAACAGCAAATCTCGGAGGAGGAACTGGTGGATCTCAAGGTTTTAATTCAGGAAGTGGTGGTTCTGGTGTAGTTATTTTAAGTATACCAACAGCAAATTATTCAAGCACAGTTACAGGTTCACCTACAGTGACCACAAGTGGTTCAAATACAATTGTAAAATTTACAGGAAGTGGTAGCTACACAGCATAGGAAAAAATATGGCACATTTTGCAAAATTAAATGAAGATAATGTAGTAGTACAAGTGATAGTGGTATCAAACAGTGATGCACCTGATGAAGCAAAAGGACAGGCTTTCTTACAAAATTTATATAAAAATACAGTTACATATAAACAAACTTCTTATAATACTATTGCTGGTGAGCATAAATTAGGTGGCACACCTTTTAGAAAAAACTATGCCGCTATAGGATACACATATGATTCTACAAAAGATGCCTTTATTCCACCAAAACCTTATGATAGTTGGATTTTAAACGAAGATACTTGCCAATGGAAAGCTCCTGTTGACAAACCTGGTGGTGATAATATTTACGAATGGAACGAAGATACAAAATCTTGGGATTTAGTACATCAAGCTGGAATAGGTTAATGTTATGCTCAGTGAAATCCAGATTGTTGGTGGAATAAATAAACAGGTTACACCAACAGGTGCACAAGGTAAATGGATTGATTGCGACAATGTTCGTTTTCGTTATGGTTATCCAGAAAAAATAGGTGGTTGGGAGCAGACTACAGCAAGCACTTTAGTTGGTGTCGCTAGAGATATGCACATTTGGAGTGATCTTACTGGCAAACGATATATAGCTGTAGGAACAAACAAAGGTTTATTTTTATACCATGATGGTGCTTTTTATGATATTTCACCTTTAGATACAAACATAACATCGTGTACTTTAACAACTACTAATAACTCAGCAACTGTTACTGTTAATAAAGCAGCTCATGGTTTAGAAGTGGGTGATTTATTTTTGTTTTCTAGTGTAACGTTACCTGGTGGTAGCACTGGTTTTGTTAGTGCAGATTTTACACAAAACACTTTTGAGGTTATTACAAGAACTTCAGACACTTTTACTGTGACAGCGGGTAAAGTAGAATCAGGCTCTGGTTTTACTGCTGGTGGTAGTGTTACTTTATCACCATATTTTAAAGTTGGAGATGCTGTGCAAGTTATAGGGTATGGTTTTGGTTCAGGATTATATGGTGGAACTAATCCTTCTATTACAAGCACAACTTTAAATGGTGCTCTGCTAGATGATGCAAATGGAACAGGTGGTTCAGGAACAACTATTACTTTAACATCTGTATCTGGTTTTAGTAGTAGTGGAGGCACTTTAAAAGTAGGAGGAGAATTAATAACATACACTGGTGTAGCAGGTAGCACTGTTACTGGCATATCAAGAGGAGCTTCTGGATCAACTAGATCAGCACATAGTGATGGTGCTGTAGTAGAAGAAGCATCTAACTTTACTGGTTGGGGTAATGCTTCACCTACTGGTGAAGTAACGTTAGAACCAGGGAACTGGTCATTAGATAACTTTGGTCAAATATTAGTTGCGACTGTAAAAAACAATAAGACTTTTCAATGGAACCCGAGCAGTGCCTCGGCTCTGTCAACAAGAGCTACAGTCGTAAACAACGCACCAATACAAAGCGTGATGACTGTAGTATCTGACAGAGATAGACATTTAATTCATTTAGGCACTGAAACCACTATAGGAACAAGTTCTCAAGATAAAATGTTTATACGTTTTGCAGATCAAGAAAACTTTGAGGATTATACACCTACGTCAACAAATACGGCAGGCACTTTTAGAATAGATAGTGGCACTAAAATAGTTGGTGCTGTTAATGCTGGAAGTTACATATTAATTTTAACAGACACATCTGCATACACTATGCAATTTGTAGGTCCTCCTTTTACATTTGGTATACAACAAGTAGGAGCTAATTGTGGTTTAATATCACAACACGCTATAGTAGCGGTAAATGGAGTAGTGTATTGGATGGGCCAAGCAGGTGGATTTTATTTGTATGATGGAACTGTAAAAAAAATAGCATGTCAAGTTGAAGACTTTGTTTTTACTACACAAGATACAGATGACTTAGGAATAAATTTTGATGCAGCAGATGTAGTATATGCTGGATACAATTCATTGTTTAGTGAGATCAATTGGTTTTATCCAAAAGCAGGATCTAAACAAATAGATAGAGTAGTAAGTTATAATTACGCAGAGGGTTTGTGGACTATTGGCTCATTGTCAAGAACTACATACTATGACAAAACAATATATGATAATCCTTATGCTACAGAATATAGCACTACTACAGCACCAAGTTTTCCTATTATTCAAGGAGTTACTAGCACAAACGGAGCTACTACTTTGTACGCTCATGAAAAGGGTGTAAATCAAGTTACTTCCGATGGTGCGCAGACCGCTATCATAGGTAGTATACAAAGTGGCGATTTTGAAGTTAAAGGACAAGGTGATGGTGTAGCTGTTACTGGTGAGTTTTTTATAAAAATTAGAAGATTTATTCCTGACTTTAGAGCTCTTGATGGTAACGCAAAAGTAACTATTAATTTAAAAGATTTTCCTAGTGACACAGAAGCCAGCAGTAGTTTAGGTCCTTTTACTATTTCTAGTTCAACACAAAAGGTAGATACAAGAGCAAGAGCAAGAGCTGTTAATTTAAAGATAGAAAATTTAACAACAAATGAGAGTTGGCGATACGGCACTTTTAAAGCTGATGTTCAAACAGATGGTAGGCGTTGATGAATGGACATAAAAAATATTGTAAGTATAGATAATGAGAAGATATGGAAAAGCGATCATACATCAAATCCATACGCTATAGTTTTAAACGCTGCTAAAATTTGGAAATTTACAAAAAATGAATGGCCTGAACAATACAAATTTTATAGTACTTTAATAAAAGAAAATGCAAAAGATTTTAAATGGGGTTTACAAAAACAAAAATCATTTAAATTACTCAGTATAAAAGAATACTGTTATTTTGCTGCACCACCTGATATAATATATAGAGCTATTAGAAAAGAACCTGAAAAAAAGAAAGGAAGACGTAAATGAAAAAAGCTAAGACTAAAATAAAAAAAGTAGTTACAGCTTTAAAAAAAGCATCAAAGACGCATGCTCGTCAAGCTAAAACATTACAAGGAGTTATAAGTGCCAGATCCAAAAAAAGGAACAGGAAAAAAACCTAAGGGTAGTGGTAGAAGATTATACACAGATGAAAACCCAAAAGATACAGTAAAAATAAAGTTTGCTACTCCTGCTGATGCAAGAGCTACAGTAGCAAAAGTAAAAAAATTACGTAAACCTTTTGCTAGAAAAATACAGATCTTAACAGTAATGGAACAACGTGCTAAAGTTATGGGTAAAACGCAGGTTGTAAATATAGCTAAAGCAGGTAAAGAAGCTATAAGAAAGCAGAGGAAAAAAATTGTCTAAAATAAACACATTCATACCAGAACCAAAAGAAGAATATAATATAGAAAATCAAAGACTAATAAATTTAGCTATTACACAAATCATAC